TTATATTTATTAAAAACTAATAACGATGAAAATAAATGCATTCGAAAAAATAATTAGAAAAGTTGTGCGAGAAGAAATAGATCATGCATTAAGACGTGAGATAGCATTACTAAAAGAAGAGTTAGTTACCCAACCAACTCAACAGCGTGTAGTAGAAACTACAAATAATACTCAAGAAGTTGAAGATTTTAGAGCTAAATTAAAATCCCAAATGCCACCTCCTAATTTTAATGGTAATGATAATGCTCTTAATTCACTTTTAAATGAAACTGCAATGTCTCCAACACCGGAACAAATGTTTAATGCAAATGACCCCGTAAGTCAATTTGTAAACAAAGATTGGAGTCCAGTAATGAAAGCAATTGAAAAGAAAAAAGAATTTAGACCCTAATGGCTATTAAATTACGTAAACCTATTAAAATAGATCCTGTCGACATTGATGACAAAGTCGCAGTGGGGATACGTTTACCTTTTAATAAAAAAAAGATATTTGATTTAGATTTTACTACTAAAAGGCATGCTAAATCAAAACTAATAAATGTATTACTTACCTCACCTGGGGAAAGATTACACCATCCTAATTTTGGTGTTGGTTTAAAAAATCGTTTATTTCAACAAAATACTCCAATAGCAGGGGATGAACTAAGATCTATAGTTACACCACAAGTAGAAAGATATATCCCAGAAATTACAATAAAAAACATAGCTCTTAAAGACGGAGGAATACAGGGGCATACATTATTTGTAACAGTTAATTACAGTTTAAATAATAATGATGAAGAAGATTCAATTGCATTAAGTTTTACTAACGACAATTTTAATAACGAAGTATAATGGCATACTCAACAGCAAAAAACAATACTAAACCAGTAAGGTATCTGGATAAAGATTTTAGCGATTTTAAATCTGCTTTAATCAATATGGCTGAAACATATTATCCCGATTTATTAAATGATTTTACTGAGGGCAGTCCAGGTACCATGTTTATTGAAATGGCATCTTATATAGGAGATGTTCTTTCATTTTATACTGATGCCCAGATCCAAGAAGTATTTTTACAATATGCTCAAGAAAGGGAAAATTTATATGCATTAGCATATAATTTAGGGTATGTACCAGCTGTTACTAGCCCTGCAGTAGTTGATTTAGAAATCTTTCAACAAATCCCTGCTAATGGTAGTGGGGACCCAGATTGGGACTATGCTTATAGAATAGAAGAAAATTCAGATTTTCTTCCTAATAATAGTACTAACAATCGTTATATAATACAAAAATCCGTAGATTTTGCTTTTTCTTCATCCGCTGACCCTACAGAACAAACAGTTTATTCTATAGTACCCGGGGGTACCCAACCTGAATATTTCTTATTAAAGAAAAAAGCTAAAGCTATAAGTGCTGAAATTAAAACAGCAACTTTTAGTATAGGAAGTGCTGAAAGATTTAAAACAATATCTTTAGATGACAGTAATATAATAGGTATTCAATCTATTACAGATACTGAAGGTAACACATGGACTGAAGTGCCCTATCTAGCACAAGAAACTATTTTTGAAGAAGTATCTAATAATGAAGCTTTTGATCCCGATTTACCCCAATATAATAGTCAAGTACCTTATTTACTAAGAACTAAAAAAGTATCTAAAAGATTTATTACTAGATTTAGATCAAATAAAAAATTAGAAATCCACTTTGGTGCAGGTTCTACAGGGGGTGATGATACCTCAATTATTCCTAACCCAGATAATATAGGTTTAGGAATAAAAGATGGTAAGTCTTTATTAGATAGAGCGTATGATCCTTCAAATTTCTTATTTACTAAGGCATATGGTGAATCCCCCTCTAATACCACATTAACCGTTAGTTATATGGTAGGAGGTGGCAGAAATGCTAATACTAATGCTAATACTATTAATAGAGTAGGTAACGTATCTATCACGCAACGAAAAGGAAATCTCAATTCAACAGTATTAAATACAGCAATAAATTCCTTATCATGTACTAATCCAGAACCGGCTTTAGGAGGAGGCCCTGGTGATTCAGCACAAGATATTCGCCTTAATACTATGGCTCAATTTGCTGCCCAAAAACGTACTGTAACAAAAGAAGATTATATATTTAGAACTTTATCGTTACCTGTACAATTTGGCAACATAGCTAAAGCTTATATAACACAAGATAATCAAATCTCCTTAGAAACTAATAAACGTATTGCTAATCCTAATGCTTTAAATTTATATATTTTAGGATATGATTTAAATAAAAATTTAGAAACATTATCTTTAGCAGCTAAAGAAAATTTAGCTACATATTTAGAACAATATAGAATGTTAACGGATTCTATTAATATTAAAAATGCTTCAATATTAAACTTTAATGTAGAATTTGACATTAGTGTAAAAAAGGGATTTAATAACGAAAGAGTTTTAATTACATGTATTAATAATTTAAAAACATTTTTTAATATTGATAATTGGCAAGTCAACCAACCTATTATATCAGGAGATGTATCAAATATTTTATATAATGTAGATGGTGTACAAAATGTAGGTAAAATTACTTTTAATAATAAATTTGGTACTAATAATGGTTATTCTCAATTTAAATATAATTTTGAAGCTGCTACTAGAAATAATATAATATATCCACCAGTAGATCCTTCAATATTTGAATTAAAATACCCAAATAATGATATAATTGGTAGAATAACTAGATAACAATGGCACATTACTTTATTTTTCCCGAAAAGGATACTACAATACATTCTCATCCAACCCACCAATCTACTAACACGGGCATTGATGAAATATTAACTTTAAGAGATGAACAATCCTTTACAGACAATAATTATTATCCTAGTAGAATATTAATTCAATTTAAAAACACTGAAGTAGATAGTGTTATAAATAATATAGTTCAAGATAAAACCATTATTACTGCTAGTATAAAATTATTACAAACTGAACATAGAGAACTAAGTATAGATCAACATTTAGAAATTTTCCCCTTAGCAGAAAGTTGGATAAATGGTACTGGTAGATTAAGTAATGAACCCAAAATTACCGATGGGGCTTCATGGAAATATCGTGATGGAAGTGAAGATGCACTCAAATATAATTCTATAGGAACTCTTTGGAATACTAGTAGTCTCCCTACAGGAGTAACAGGAAGTTTTACTAGTAATGCCCCTGGAGGTGGAATTTGGTATACAGGATCAGGATTTGAAATAAGTAGAAGTTATGGTTATAATGATGAATTAGATATATCATTAGATATTACATCTCCAGTTTTAAAACATTATAGTGCTAGTAATAATGCTGCTACTTATCCTAATGGAATCACTAATAATGGATTTATAATAAAACGTTCAGGATCACAAGAATTTACAGCTATAAATGATGGAGAATTAAATTTCTTTTCAATGGATACCCATACTATATATCCCCCTTATTTAGATATATCATGGGATGATTCCTCTTATGACACTGATTCAGCTATTTCTGATAAAATATTAAAAACAGGTGAAATATATGTTACTTTAAGAAATAATAAAGGAGAATTTAAAACAATAGAAGACCCTAAATTTAGACTTAATGTTAGAGAATTATATCCTACACGTAAATTTGTTACTTCATCAAATTATTTAGATGTAAAGTATTTTACTAGTAAATCTTTTTATTCCCTAGTTGATTACGCTACAGAAGAAACAGTTATACCTTTTAGTGATACAACTAAACTAAGTGCTGATTCTGAAGGTATGTTTTTCAAATTATATATGAATGGGTTACAAGAAGAAAGATATTATAAACTTTTATTTAAACATGAAAATAATGATGGTGTAAGAGTGTATGATGAAGATTATTACTTTAAAATAACTAAATCATAATGGCTGCTGCACCCCAACCAAAATCATCTAGGTATGGAAATACTCAAATAAGTAAGGGAAGGCCCCAAGTAAGTCCTGTACCCGAAACCCCCATCATTATCCAGGACGAAGAAAATCCAATTCCAGATAAATATGAGGGGGATATTAATTTTAATAAAGTAGTATATTCATTAAAGGAATTTAGAGATAAAATAGATTTAGGGTTTAATGAATTAACTTCAAATACCCCAAATGTTAATACCCAACAATTTTTTGACTTATATAATGAATTATTTTTTGACATACCTAAAGAGGGGGAAAATTCACATACTACAATAGTACAAACTAGTTTAGATTATCTAGATAATTACGTAAGTCCTTTACAATCTATAATAGATGCAAGGGATTTAGAAATAGAATCTTTAAACCAACAATTATTAACAATTCAGGGAGAATTATCAACATTACAAATAGCTGCCCAAGAAGAAGAAGCCGCAGACGCCGCAGAAGACGCCGCAGAAGCCGCCGCTCAATCTCAATATGAGGGTAAGTATGGTACTAATTACACAACAAATCCATTAATTTCATTAGGCGCATTAAAAACCAACCTAAGAGGAATTTCTGCAAATGAAGTAAATGACCTCAATATATCGGGTAATAATTTAAATAAAGTTGAAGATGAATTAAACCAAGCATATAATGATGTCATTGGAGGCGCTACTCGTAGTTATAACGCATGGAAAGATGCTATAGAAGATGTTACAGGTAATAACAACCAACGTGCAGGTTGTTTTATAGTATTAAATGATACAAGAACCAATATAGCTTCAGGAATTGGTGAAATAGCTGGAGAAGGACCACAAATTTAAAATTAAGATATGGCAATTATAGAAACACAAACTATAGAAAGTATAAATGATCAGGATATAAATCAACTTTCAAGTAAAACTTTAATTAGAAGTTTTGGGCAAAGTAATGATTCTATAGAATTAACTATTTTTGATCAAAATGGCAAAATTTTACTTGTAGATGAATTTTTTAATGATTATACACCATATTATAATACACCAGGAACAACCTCAGATAATAATAAAATAACATCTATTGATATAGATTTTGAACAAGTTTTACAAGATTATGGTTATAATTCAGGTAAATATGTAATGAATTTTTCTTTTCAACGAAGAATTTTAACTAAAGGTCTTAATAAATTATTTTATATTTCAGAAATTTCACCTTCTAGGAGAGAAATTAGAATTAAATCTGATACTTTAAACCAAGAAAGTTTTTCTAATGCTATAAATGACTTATCTAGAATATTAAACCAATCAAATTTTATAAAAGATATAAATCTTACATTTGGGAGGGGAACAGTATTATTAGCTTTAAATGCTTTATTAGATAAAGACAACACAGGTTTAATTAAATTATATAACCCCCTTCCTAATAATTTAGGGATTAATAGTCGTTTTAGGATATTTGAAGAGGTAATTAATCCTTTCGAAGTCACTACTCAAATGGCTAACACCCAAACAGGAACTAGTTTTGGTATTGATATTGGACCTCCTAATTTTACCTTATCTAATGAAGATATATTTACTGTTCCTAGTGGGTATAAAACATTTGATCAAATATTAAATAATGGGGCTACTAGTTCAAGTTTTAATAATATTCAAGGATTATTAAGTGGTAGTAGTGTACAAATAGATTTAGAGTTTGATAATGTAGATACCCCTTCAGGTTACCATTTTGAAAATTTTATTCACTTTAGTTCTGCTACTGAAAGGTTACGCAACTTTAAATATAAATTAGAATTATTAGAACAATATTCTGGTTCTATCGCTAAATTAGATAATATTACAGGTAATATAACTAGTTCAAATTTTGTTACTGAAAATAAAACTATATTAGGAAATAAACAAAATAAATTAATACAAGGTTTTGACTATTATGAAAGATACCTTTATTATGAATCAGGGGCGTTTGCTTGGCCTAAAACTAATGATTCAAAACCATTTGTTAATTCTAAAGTTAATTCAGCAGCAGCCGTTTCTTGGTTTGGTGCTCCTATAGACAGTTATGAAGATGAATATTATGGTGGGCAAATGCTTAGTGCTTCTAAATTTGATGATTGTAACCAATACAATTTAGTTAGTACAATCCCTCCTCACATTCAAGATAATACTCAAAATGACAAATATACTTTATTTGTTGAAATGATAGCCCAACATTTTGATGGTATTTGGGCATATATGGATAGTATCACAGATATTAATGAAGCGTATAGTGGATTAAAAGATGGTATATCTAAAGATTTAGTATTAAACCAACTTACTTCAAGAGGAATTAGTGCATATGATCAATTTTCAAATTCATCATTATATGAATATTTAATTGGTGATGATGGTACAGGTACCTTCCAATTTGGAACCGATGATACTGCTACTATGATATCAGCATCTAATGGGGGATCAATTCCAAAAGGTGACATTGCTAAAGAAATCTGGAAACGATTATATCATAATTCATCATA